AGGTAGAGGAAACCATTTCTGGAAGTTTGATTTTATCCTTTTGATCTAGATCAGTTTCCTCTTCCATCAACTCGTTGACTTTGGCTTCGAGTTCCTTTTGCTGGATTTCAGTCAAAGGTATATTCACGCCCTTATCATCTTTTTTAAGCGGCAGGTATTCTTTGACAATATCCTTCCTGACCTGCTCAATAGGCTTCTGAGCATCCACCAGTTTTATAGTGAGTTTAGCCACCGCCAAACTTGTTCGGACTGGTAGTTTGACTTCTCCTAATCGCTGAATAGTGTTACCTGCAAGATAGATAATATGATTTTTAACCTTCATCTCCTCTCCTTCTTTTTACGCTGTATCTAATATCCCAATGCTAACCAGAGCATTGACCAGATCGCCGAGAGCCGCCCAATTGTTGTAACTGGCTTTCAATGGCTGAATATTCGCCGCATGACCGAAGAATCCCATCTTTCCAGCATTGAACGTCAACTCTTGTGAAGCTACTGCGGTTACGTCCGTGGCACTATAAGCGGCAAATTTGCCCCAAATTAAGGACTGAGCATCCTGATGTGCTCTAGTTGTTCTATCAAAAGCGTCAATAAAAAGTTCCGATGTAGCATCGGCAGCAGCCTTACGTCCACCTGCATAATATCCAAGAGCAACACAGTTGGCAGCAGTAGTCTCCGTAGCAAGTGCATAAGCTCCAACTGCTGTATTGTTGCTTCCGCTTGTATGTGCATACATAGTATGGAAAGCAACCGCTAAGTTATTACCACTAGCAGAAGAAGTCATTGAATAAAGTGATTCAGAGCCGATAGCCGTATTTTGATACATTGATGTAGATTGCCAAGCGGCTAATTGGCCTATCATAGTATTGTGATTACCAACTGTCATGCTGTAGCCAGCATTATAACCCATCGCAACATTCAGATAACCAGTCGTAATGCTGCTAAGAGTCTTATATCCAAATGCTGAATTGCGATATCCAGATGTGATACTTTCCATAGTGGACTGACCAGTAGCTACATTCCCATAACCAGTAGTCAAAGAGTACATACTTCTAGTCCCTACAGCCGTGTTATAATAACCAGTAGTCAAGGAATACAAACTTCTCATGCCAACGCTAGTATTAAATTGTCCTAATTGCAATTTATCAGGAACTATAATATTTGCCGCTGTGATTGTCCCGTGAGAAATCGGACTTATAAATGTTGCGGGAGTAAAAGCGGTTGAACCTAAGATATTCCCAACGGCAGTATAGCCAAGAGTGTTCATATGGATATGGTCGCCAGAATCATAAAGAGTATTTAAGGTGGCTGCTGGACTCATAATGGGTATACCGGCCCAGGTGCCGTTATAAAGGCCAACGACCCTGTCGACATTGGCAGCTGTGGCAATCCATGTATTAACAGTTTCAAGAGCGGTCTGTTTTTGTGCGTTCCAGCCGGAGTAACCTGTCATTGGTGTTTCAGTACAGGCAATTACATAAGCGCCTGCCGTTTTAGCTGCAAGGTAGATAGAAGCCAAAGCGGTTTCGATAGCGGTAATCGCGGCAGCATCACCAGAACCAATACTATTGATAAATCCCCAATGGATGAAGATACCAACATTATTCAAGTTGGTGACATCTGTGGTCATACGTGTCAGCATATCAGTAACCGTTGAACCGTCCACGCCTCTATTGATAACGTCATATTTAGGAGGAACGGTAGATGTGATGACCAGCGTTGCTGTGCCGGTTGTCGCGCCTGAATCACAGGTATTAAGGCCAGCTACTAATGATTTCGGAGAACTGGCTATGGTTGCCGTTCCAGAAGTCAAGGTTCCTGTAACTCCATAAGGCAAGGTAATCGTAAATGTTCCTGCTGAAGTGATATGAATGGTTGTAGTACCGGCGGCGATTACTCCAGCTTCGGTAACTACACCAGTAAGGCCATTAGCAAGAATGGTATTTTGTAACAAACCCTGCAAAATATATTCAGTTACCCTAGCATTCAGGCGAGAATCTCCCATGCAGTAAACGGAGGTTATTGCATCCAGATCAGGAGTAGTAAAATCGCCGTCACCGATATTCAAACCTCCGAGCTTGAGGTTCTTGTAAGTCCCCCCGGCCAGGTTTTCCAGGCCGAGAGTATTGGCATTATATTCATAAAGCCTCAGATTGGGTGTTTCCAATCCCACATCGTATTGTCCTATAGTTCTTCTCATGCCAATGTACCTCCTGCGACTTCGGCTCTGAAATGAGCGGAAACAGTACAGACATAATTTACACCGGTTGCGCCGCCCATTATATATAACTGTATTAATTTACCAAGTCCTACTCTGCAAATACCCTCCCAGGTTAACTGGTTCCCAGAGGTTAAATTAACTACCAAACCCTGTACCGTTGTGATTAAAACTTGCGGTGTAGCGTCATTAGTTTGGATATAAATCCCAGTTAAAGCGCCACCAGCCGCTAACGCTGGCATCTGAATAACCAGTTTTTCCAGATCTACAGCTCCTACGCTTCCAGTGAACAATATGTAGCCTGCTGAGGCCTGATTTAAACTAATCGTAGTGGTCTTTAGCTGATAAGTTCCAGCACCAGATCCAGAAATACTAAGTAACCCTTTAAGATATGCCATTTGAGATGATGTTGTATTAGCTGTAGTTACAGCTGTATCAGCTTTATTGCCTATTACATCACGTTCTAATATATTATCTACAGAATCTTGAGAAGGAGTAGATAAATATGCCGCAATTGAACTAAGTAATGACCCCCATTCTATTTTCCAGCTCATATTAAGGCTCCTATAAAGATATATTTATTATTTATTTAATTATCAAAAAACCATTAATAATTTTAATATTATTTTATATCCCCTTTTAATTCCCCATTACTGTTACAACATATCTAGATACCCAACTTGTAGTTGCCGCTAATGAATAAAAATTCAGATATCTATTATTTGTACCAGTATCCCATACTACGGGTATTGTTTGTGTTCCTGTAGTGGTAGTTTTCACAGAATTACCAAATGCAGGTGCAGTTGCCGATACCGTTGTATCTGTTGGGAAAGCAGTAAATAACTTGGCAGTGAATGTATCACCAGTAGTTCCAGTATAGGTTCCAGCGTCAAGCGTACCAGAAGCAGCACTTGCAGTGGTTGTGATTAAATCAATAGATAATATACTAACTTGCTGTCCAAAAGGATTATCAAGCGATAAAATCATTGTTGTTGCAGTAGTACCAGCTAATATTCCCGAATATGTGCGGATTTCACCAGGTGCGATACCCGTATTGTTTGTCATGGTTGCAATCTTGCTAACAGTGGTTGCCGATAATGGATAGGCTGAATAGTCAGACCAACTATTTCTTGATACCTCTACACCCGTAACTGTCCCTGAATCAAAGTTAATAGGAGCGTTCTGAATAATACTAACGGTATTGATATTGTCGTTTGCTGAATGGGCATGACCGACGGCAGCATACAAGTAAATTGTTTTAGCGTAAGCGTCTATAAATTGGATACGTGGATTATCAGTAACACCTGTCGCTATCTCAAGCCTCATGCCTTCACTAAGAGTTTTTAGATAACCTGTACCAGTTAAAACAATCGAAGTCTCTGTTCCTGAAAGATTACCTGCCAACTTCCATGTTCCTGCAGCAAGCAAAGTAGCTGAATCCCTGAAAGTGTTATTGGTGATTTTACCACCAGTCAAAGTACCTGTGACTGTAATAGGGTTAGTATTTCCATGTCTTTGATTTCCACTGTCGAAAGTGCAGGCATTTACAGTTAAATTATTGACGGTATAAGACACAATCTTAATATCTTCTCTGCCAGCATAACGAGAAGTAACGTTATTGAACTCTATATTGTCTCCACTATAAAGATATATTGACTCGTATGTAGCACCATTGATTGTCAAACCTTCAATCTTTATGTTACGTGAAGGACTACCAGCAGGGTCAACCGATGTAACATGACCAACCTGCACTCCATATTGAGCACCGTTAATCTCTCCACCAGTCCATGTAATTTCATGCGAACCATGACTAATCCAAAGGCCTTTATATTCTGAAAGCATCTCAACTGTACGATTATAATAGTTGCCTGTTAGCACAATTCCGTAAGACTCAAAAACTTCATAACCAGTATACCCTACATTGGTTACGTGGTTATTGGAGATAGTCACGTCATGGGTGGCTCCCGTTACGCTGTCACCAGATAAGACCATAACACCATAGCCAGAAGCGTAAAGCATATTGCTAATATTATTGTTGTCAATTTGAACGTCCCATGAGTCATGCTCGGCTACTATACCACCGTAGCCATACCCTTCAAATATATAGAAGTTTCCAGTGGTCACTCCTGTTATTGTATTTATACCAGGATTAAGGTGTTGATAGTTGGTAGTTGGAATGGTTGAGCCAATAGCCATTCCCCAAACACCATCAGGCAAGGTAACAATAACATCGCCTGTGTTGGTAGTGGGGACTTGATATTCATAGACGCTTCCGACTGTTATCGGAAAACCCGTAACATACGTCCCTGAAACTGTGATTCCAGTTAGAGAGTACATCAAACCTATGACGGTATTATCATGGACGTTAATCCCGTGCGCTCGTTTAGTGGTAAGAGACGGAATGACGGCATTTCCGATTGAAACAGCTTCCCATGATACACCTTTAAAGTAGTTAGAATCTATCTCCCAATTCGTGCCGTAGCCTGTTTCGATAGCTTTCTGGATAGTACTATGCAATAAGTTAGTGGTACTTCCAGATGTGGGAATCCCAATAAAGGTACAGTCGTGGATATGCACATCATCAGCCAATGGGTCGTCACCGTTCAACCCATCATTATAAGGGCCTGTTATACATTGAGGTGGCATTACGGGTGCGACTGTGGTATCGGTATAAATAAAATTAACATGGTAAAACTCAATATTGGAAGCTTTGATTCTAAAAGTCTCTTTGTTGAATGTACCGCCTTGATAAACGTCAATAGAAGAACCTGGGCCACCTTCAATAGTGATATTATTCTGATTGACAATACATTTTGCCGACATGACAGCCCGACCTGTAAAATAAATCTTCCCACCAGTAGAAGCTAATGCGGCTATTGCGGTATCAAAATCAGTATTGGCAGTAGTCGCACTTCCTATTACATTTGCGTGGACTAATTCTATGGCAGTTGAACCTGGGAAAGCTATAACATAGGTAGCTGTACGACCTGTAGAGGCTGTAAGGTTAGTAGTAGTTAATGTACTTGTGCTTAAATTAGTAACCGTTAATGTATCTGTATCTGAGTTATAAGTTAAGCCAGAATCATCTACTAATAAGCCACCAGACCCTTCAATAGGTATTCTCCCAGCCGTTAAATTAGGTATACATGTCATAAGACTATTATTTTCTATAAAAGCCTTATGGCATGAAGGGCATGTATATGTTGAGCCTTCTAATCTATGCTGAACTAATGTTAATTCAATACTATCATAAGGACAATTAGCCATTTATTTATTCCCCCATAATACTATTATACTATCCTTTTAAATACCCCATATTACACCATATACACGTGGTTGTTCAGTATCTACTGCATTAACAAATGATATCTTAGCATCAAGATGTATAGGATGATCTTCCCCAAAATCTGTATTTGCTGGGATATATTCGCCACGGTCTTCAGCATTTGTACCATTGATATTTGCATCTTGATTATAATGCACATAACAATCTTTAGTAACATGAAATCTATAACTTCTAATGCTGCTTAATTTTCTCCATCTGCGAGATGTAGATGCATCTGCAGTACCATCCCACCAATGAAGGTATCCTTGCGCGCCATCACAATATGTAGTAACTTCAGGAAGTGCTTCTGCTTGCCAGCCATCAGCATAGAAATCTGCCCCATTAGAAGTAGCAGATAATACAAACGCAAAATATAAACTAACATTATTCAATATATGATTATTAGTACCAATTAGAGTTGCAGTAGATCCTGAAGAATTGCCTGTAATGGTTTCATTCTGGGGGAAACTAGATTCACATGAGAATAATGTATTATTACCGTTTCTAACAGCAATCCAACCAGTGCCAACAGTGCTTACTACTGCAGTAGCCCCGGAAGTACCACCAGTTAATGTTTCATCTTCGGTAAAAGTACCATTCGCTCCTGTGATTGTAAATATTTTAACAGATCTATTTACCCCAGATAGCAATGTATATCTTGCCATAGTACCACTCAAAGCAGCATCAGCTCCTACTGCAACTCTAATAGTACCAGTAACTCCTGTTAAATTAATATCAGGGCAGAGTAGTTCAATTCTAGCAGAAGGGGCCGGATTTCCAGCACTAGCTCCCCATACAGATAATGCTAATGGTATATCTTTAGGATATGTACTTAAGTTATAATATGCACCTTCTCCTTTTAAATGTGACCCCGTTACTGCTATTTTAAGAGAATTTGATCCATATTTTTTATATGTACTACTCACAGTTAATGAGGTACTTTTTAATGCTGTATATCCTGTAGTAGCACTTTCTATTGATGGATTAGCAATCATATTTACAGTAGCTATACTACTTTTATCTACCAATATAATATTTTCTGCTGTTCCTGCGGTAGTTAATGTTTTATCTACAGGGTATGCTTTAGTAAAAAGCATCATAGATTCTCGAGTACTTGGATTAAGCTCCCATGATTTATATGTAGATGGATCATAATCTGATCTAAATGCCATCGAATTACCTCCAGGAAATTATTATTTTATTGTAAATGGCTTTGAAATAAATTCTTTTGTAATTTCCCTTATAGGATTCACTCTAATTACTTCTGTTATTTGTAATGTATATATATCTGATGCTATTCCTAAGGGAATTATTACTGTGCTCGAAACTACTTTATTCTCTGCTACTGGCAAATTAGATCTTGAATAATCTAATTGATACATAACTTTATCATTAAGTTGTCTATACATTATTGCTGAATGATTGCAGCATTTAGTATATTCAAATGTATATACAATTGCATCTCCTGGATGATACTCTGCTTGAGTGGTCTGAAAATCTTCTATATTAATAGTTTTATATGGATAAGATAACCAAAATATTATTATTGATAATACACCCATTGCTACAATAATAATTAACCAAATTAAATAATTTATTAATTTCTTTTTCATTTTGTTATCACCAATGTTATTAATGCTCCTATTACTGCTAATAATATTACACCAACCATTCCATAAACTATATTCCTAACAGGATCAAATTCTGCTCTAGTTACATAATGAGAATCTAATTTGATATTAATATCTTCTACATCAACTTTAATGTATTCAATATCATTTTTAATTAATGTAGTAGCTTTAATAGCTTCTAAAAGTGCATCAGTCTCAACTTTTGCGGGGCCAAGTATTGCATCAGCGGTCAATTTAGCTGCCTCCTGCGCACTATTAAATATAATATTAGCTATTTTATTATCTAGACCTTCAGCAAGTGCTTTAATTTTGAAGTCTATATTATTAAATTCTTTTTTTAATTCTTCATCCATTAATCATTTATCCATTTATTATTTATCCATTTATTAATAATTAATCAGTAGGGGTCCATTCCATACATAATGAAATATAGCCCCTGGCATCTACATTATGATTAGAAACAACTATTTTAGCATATACATGCTGGCCTTCAAGAAGATTAACTACTCCTGCTGTTGAGCTAAGAGTTCCGTCAATAGCTGTATCTAATACTGTTGCTGAACCTAAAGTTGCTTCACCTACTTGTATCCCACTTGCTGTATTATCAGTTAATAGAGCAGTATCACTAGCCCCAATTACTGCTTTATATACCTGAACATAAGTAGTGCCACTAGAAGCCATATCTACATATGGTGTACCATTTACATAAATGCGAACTACTTTACAATCACAAGGAGCAACAAAGAATGATTTATATTCAGTTTGAGCTTTAATAGCTGTAGCATTTGCTAAGTTAGGATCTGTACTATTAGTACGTGCTTGTGCAACAGAAAATCCTGTTCCAGCAATATTTCTTACTTTTCTTCCTTGTGTACATTGTTCTATAAATCTTGCTTGAGGATCATTTACTACTGCATGTGCCATATATCAATACCTCACAATTTTACTGCTATTAATTATTTATTACCCATTAGGAGAATCAGTAGCTACCCACTCCATCATTAAAGTAACATACCCAGCTGCATCACAATCATGAGCAGATACTGTTACTGTGGCGAATATATGCTGGCCTTCAAGAAGATTTAATGCACCTGAAGTAGTGCTTAAAGTTCCATCAATTGCTGTATCAAGAACAGTAAGAGTGCCTAAAGTCGCTTCTCCAATTGATATTGCAGAACATAAATCAACATCAGTAGTCCCAATAACTGCTTTTGTTAATTTAACAGTTACAGTCCCTCCAGACGCCATATCAACATATGGAGTGCCATTTACTGTAATTTTTACTACTTTGCTATCACAAGGTGCTACAAAGAATGGAATTATAGCAGTTTCACTCTTAATTGCATCAGCCATATGAGTAGAACGAGCAGTATCAATTACTAATCCTCTACAAACTACATTCCTTGTTTTTCTGCCCTGAGTGCATTGTTCAATTATACGAGCCTGGGGATCATTTACTACTGTATGTGCCATTTTATTTAATTTCCTCCTTTACTGAAGTTGTAATATTATCTATTGTAGTCTTAACTAAACGTTGATTTTTATAAACTATTTGCCTGACATTAGACTTGACAGCCTCTGCTTGCTTTTCTGATGATATGACAGCTTCAACAAAGGTAAGAAGTTCACCAAGAAGTTTATCATTACAATCTCTTAATACATTTATAAGTTTTCCATATTCTACATATTCAATACAAGACATAACATTTACCACCTTTATAAAAAACGAGTAGCAAGATTCTTTCCTCTCACTACTCGCTTTTTATATTATATCACTATTAACTTGTTAATGGTTAATATTTAGGCACTAAGATCAGCGATCTTGGCCTGTACATCGAACCTTGTACAACGAGTTTCAGCCATCATGTAGATGAGACCTCTTACAACCATTGCAGTAGCAGCGAAGAAATCACGATTCTCGATATATTGAGGTTGCATAGCCACAGCAATTTCCATATAATCGGTATCAAGTACATAGACATTAGAACCTAATACTGTAGAACCACCAGCAGCTACAGATTTAGAAGTATCAGGATCTGGCAGAATAGGAATTCCCATATAGGTACTCAGGATAAGACCTGTACGAGTGCCTTCCAATGTTCTCTCATCCCCAACACCAACCTGGAAAGTTTCCTGGCCAAGGTATCTTTGATGAGCATTCAAAAGACGTTCTAGATTGAAGTATTGATCCCATCCCATAGTAATCAGTTTGGGCTCTCCACCACGTTCCCTAACCTTCTGGATACAAGTATCAATCAAGTTCAAAGAAAGAGCACGACCTACACCAGAGTTATAAGAACAATATGCACCAGCCGCATAAGTTCCGGCAGTCCTGGAGCCAAGGGTAAGATTATAAGCATTGGCTTTTGCCTTATAACCGCCCACAGTACAATCATCTTCCATGCAGATTTCATCAATACCAGTTAAACCGGCACGAGCAACTACATATACTATATCACTAGTAGTAGGAGTATATGAAGAAGCAGTAGAATCAGTTGTAGTAAAAGTAGTAACACCATTTGCTGAAGTTGATCCCGAGATCGTACATGTCGCATCACATACACGATGTGCAGTTCCGGTAACATCATACCATTGAATCTGGTCACCAATTTGAAAACTTGGAGCAACAGCATCAGGTACTGCAAAAGTAGTAGATGAACCAGTAGAAATAGGCTGAGCACTGCTAGCCATGATCATTTGGTTAACGCCTTTAACGAAGTCCCTCTCAGTTGCCTGAAGCTCAGTCGCTAAAACATCTCCCATACCGCCTTCCAGAGTATTAACAACTATTGACTTGATAGGAACACCAAAATCAGCAGCTATAATCTTTGGGAGTGTATAGACACCAGTATAGTTTGACACATCAATAGTAGGAAGAGATCCTGTTTCAGTGACAGCTCGCATTCTACCAGAACCACGATCAGTCCTCAGAACCCAGCCGGCAGTGTTCCCCCAAGCTACTTTCTTTAGGGCATTATACATTACAGTACGATTATTCAGCGCATCCCATACCTTACGGCCATATACATTCTGGTAAGTAGTAGCACTGGTATTAAGGCCAGTAGTCATGCTCTTTTTCATGAAATCCGGACCAAAGATTCTACCAGTAAGACCTCTCTGAGTTTGTGAAATATATTCAGCTAATGAAACATTCTGACTCATATTATTTTATTTTAACCTCTCAAAATTTATTATTTATTACTGATTAATTACTGAATCAATTGACGAATATTATCCGGGATATTATCAGCATCACTATTGAGTTCCATTCTCTTCAAAACATTATAAGGAAGCTTAGCAAGTTTCTTCTCTACTTCTTCAGGACTATCACCTTTCTTAATATCAACCTCTCCTGCTCCAATTTCAGTCCGTATAGGACTATTCAATCCTTTCTCTTCTTTCCAACCAGCTTTTCTTAGCCTATTAGAGACTTCAGTTTCCAATTTAGTATCAAATGCTTTTTGCATTTCATTCATTTGTTTCTTTAATTCTTCAATCTGAGAATATTCTTCTTTCTTTTCATCTTTTTCTTCTGATTCATCTTCTTTGTCTTCACAAGAATCATCTGCTTTAGAAGTATTAGGGCCAATATTAGGGGGAGTCAATCCGGGTTTACTGCCAACTTTACCATTTTCGATAGTGCCTTGCATGTCTTCTTTATTAGTCTTAATAGAAGCCTTCTGATTATCTTCACCTTTAGCACCAGAATCAGACATAGCCTTTAGCAAAGCATTAAATACATTATCAGTAATAGCTTTTACAAGTTCTTCTTTTTCGTCTTCCACAGTTTTTTCATCTTCTTTTTCTTGCTCTTCTTTCTCATCTTCTTCTGCGGCTTTGGCAATATACCCGAAGAAGGTGTTAATATTATCGAGAGTTTCATTATTTTTAGTAAGAACTTCTGCCATAGCATTCAAAGCTAGAGTAATTCCTTGTTCATTGGTATTTTCTGACATTATAATTCTCCTTTTTTAATACTTTATAAATTTTTTATATATATTAATTTTAAATTATTGGTCTTTGCCAGCCGATAATATTAATTAATATATATCTATCTAATATATATAATATATTAATATTTAATAAAAGTAAATAGTTTCTTTATAAAAATATTTATTTATTAATTATTATTTTAATGATTTATATTTTACTTATAAATAAATAGTAATTATTATTAAATTAATAAGGAATAAGTTATAATATTATTAATATATATATTATATATACAATATAAGTATTAATATTAATTAATAACAATAAAATATTAAGTATTAAATATTATATATATATCAAATAAATAAATAATAAAGATAATAAATATAATAATATTATTAACAATATATTAATGGAGTATAAATTATGAATATATATGATTTTCTAGCCACTTATTCTAGACTTGCTCATGATATAGCCACAAAAGATGAAATAGATATGGCATATTTTGAACTAGAAGGTCTTGTTAAAAATACTACTATTGAAAATTTATTTACTAAAAGTAATCCTAACCGTCTCGATAAAATATTATCTATTGATAGTGTAGCCCATAATTTTCATTCTAAAAATCCTCAACTATTAGATGATATATTCCCAGGATCTGACTATGCAGTAGTAAAACATGAATTAGATAAACTAGCTGGTTATGAAGTAACAAGCGATATCCGTAAAGCTAATAGAGGATTCTTTACTACTATGCTAGCCGAAGAAGGACTATTCTTTCTTGAAAAAGGTATTGGTAAAGTATCTTCAAATGAAATATCAACAGAAATGGAACATTATGAAATATTATATGAAGCACAATTAAAAGCCCCTGGAATTGATATGTTATCCAATGCAGAACTTTTAACTCTTTACCGTTATTATAATGATAATAAATATGCACAAATGATTAATGAAAGAGGACTTAATAAAAATAAACCAATAATTGTAGGCGGTTACGCAAGCGTTATAATAATTGACCGCCAAGGACATCTTATTACAAAAGCAGCATTAGAAGAAGCATTTATTGGCTTTATGAAATCATTTCGTACTAGGAATATTATGATAGCGCATTGCCTTACACCAGAAACATTAATTAGTATATCACCAATTAATAAAAAGAATAAAGAATATAAAAGAATAGACGAAATTAAAGTAGGCGATAAAGTAAGAACTTCTGAAAATAGATTAAGAAAGGTTTTAAAAGTAATTATTCATGATTATAAATATGATATAAATAAAATACATCTTGATAATGGAGAAATAATTAGAGTAACTGATGAACATCCTATTTTAACTAAAAGAGGTTGGGTTAGAGCTGGAGAAATAAATAATAATGATATTCTTCTTACAGAAAAATTATTATCGTCTAATTTAATCCCTGTATCAAATGGTACGCATATTATTTCAATAACAAAAGAATGGTATGATGGGAAAGTATATAATCTTGAAATAGAAGAAGATCATACTTATGCTGGGAAAGGGATAATATACCATAATTCGGATGTACAAGTTGGTTGGCCGCTTCCAGTATATATAAATGAAGACGGAGAAGCATTTAAATCTGGGGTAGATGATAAAGGCTTATATCTTATCACAGAAGTACGTCCAGATACTCAAATAGCTGAAAAAGTTAGAAAAGGTGTGAACGGAGGGGAATTCAAATCATATTCTATTGCTGGCACTGCAATGGATAAGCGTATAGTTACTAAGAATGATAAAACATATATGCAAGTAGATAAACTTGAACTAGTTGAAATTACGATTTGTTCAACCCCGGTTAATCAAGATTCTAACTTTATTATGATTAAATCATTTGGAGAAAATGTACATACCCGTAAAATATTAGAAAATCTTAATATTAATAAGGCATTAGCAACTATTGATGAAGCCAAGAAGATAGGGGATGAAATTAATGTATCTTGGGATGAAGTAGATCTTGAAGAATTTAGGAGAGGCATACAAGAAGAGAAAGAGCATATAAAAACTGTTAGTGGGAATATAGATACTATAGGGCAAATAGCATTAGATCATTTAAAAGAAGACCCTGAATATTATCATAAATTAAAAGCTGTTATGAGTAAGAAATGGGAAAATTGGCCAGTTACTAAAGGGAATACAGCAGTAAATGATTTTATTACTTATATTAGTAAACAAAATAATACCGATAAATCATTAGAACGTACTAAAAAATATGATGTTATAGGCGATTCCAGGCAATCTCCAAAATACCATACTGGTGGCGATAAAGTTAAAGACCTTGATGAAGCATTTAATTCTGGGAAATTAGAAACTGCTGGTATTGAACCTAATCTCCAAAATTCATTAAGTAATCTTAATCTATATATAAAAAGTAATGGTGGATTAATATTCCGCCCAGAAAAATATTACTCAAAAATGAATAAAGGAAAAAGCATAATAGAATTAAATAATTTTATTATGAATGAAATGTCCAAAGATGACGCTATGAAATTCCATAGAAAATTAAGTGATGTAACCCCTGATAAGTTCAATCCTAGACGGTTTAGTGAAGAAGCAGCTGAATCTATATCTAATAAAGATCCTAAAGATACTCCTTTACAAAATAATAAAACTCATGATACAATCCCATATCGTCCTCAATTAGAAGAAGAATCTCCTACCCATTATAGAGTAGGCTATAATGATATTCCTATCCCTGAGGATGAAAAAGAAGAACCAAAAATGGCAGAAATAGGTGGTACTAAAAAAATAACTAATAAAAAAATATTGAATGATGAACCAGTAAAACATAATAGTTATCCTAATATCCAAAATTCGTTAGATTTATTAAAAGAGCATCTAAAAGAAAATAATAAAGATAAAGATGATAAAAATAAAAAGAAAGAAAAAATTAAAATAACAAGGATTGATATTGATTTAGCACATGATCCTGGGAATTATGATTGGATACGGCAAGCTAAAGAAAAGAACAATAAAAAAAATAAAAAAGAGGACTAAATATGCCCTCACCATATGATAATAGATTAGCGCAAAGCCATGCTGGTGTTACTGGTTTAATTATTAATCCTGACAATCCTGGTATGCATTCACATACTAAATATCAAGGTATTCATCCTATTAACCAAATACATGAAGGGCTATTAAATCCTCAAGAGCAAGGTATAGAACAACAACTTATTCAGCAGCCACAACAACAGCAAGTTGAATCCCAAATTTCTCAAGAAAACAAACAAATTATTAATAAATTAAATGAATTACCGTTAAGTGATGCTAATAAAGCAAATTTGATATTTAAATTAAATAATAAAGAAGGATTTATAGATAATTTAGTTACTTTAGGGTATATAGATTTTAAAATTGGAAAAGCAATTGGATTTTCTTCGGATGAATTACAAGACGCTAGCAAGTATTTAACATCTGCTGTAGAAAAGATTTCTGAGTATTTTGGGATAGATACGGACTCGAATACAGATAGCATATTAACACCAAATCCAAAACAATCAGAAAATGAATATGCTAAGCATATTGCTAAATATTTATCTGGTAAAACAATAGACCAGAAGAAACAATATTTTGAATATAAATTTGGTGCTCATAAGGCTGGGCAAAGTTATTTAGCAACATCGGAAAATGAAGAATTATTATCATTAATAGAAAATCATCTTAAAGTATTAAATAAAAAATTTGATGAAATAGAACCTAGTAGTGCAATAGCTGTTCTAATGAATCTTAATTATAATACTCAAAAGAAGACATTACAGAATATAGGGTTTAGTGATGACGAAGTAGAAGATATGATGGGCACTGCAGATAAAAATATTACTGGTTATAGTACTCTTCATCATTATTCATTAGATAAAGTATTTGATTTTCTCCATTCAAAAGCTAATTCAGAGCCAATAATTAAAAAAGATGAAGAAAATATATTAGATAAAAGTAAATTAGATAATATATTAAATGGGCTTAAAATCCCAGTATTTAATTATAATACACAAGATGACTTTATAGGTAATTTATCCAGTAAATTATATAATATGAATGAGAATATCCTTTCGCAAATAGGAGTCCCTAGGGATAAATTAATGGATACTTGGAACCATTATAGTAAATTAAGAGCTGCTGTAGAAAAATTTGTAAATGGTGGCGAAAAGAAAACTTTTGAATTTCCTGAAGTAAATACAGGCAAAATAGATTATGCAATGTTCAATAAAGAAGAAGACTTTAAAGATTTCCCATACGCAACAGCGCTTAATATAGCAACACAAATACATCATGAAAAAAATGCTGAACAACAAGCAATAATGCTCACAAATTTAGGCATAGGATTAGACAACGATTATTTTAATGCATTAATAAGTAATAAATCATTAATGTATGATGTAATACTTAAAAAATTAAAAGAAAATCAACAAGTATCTTTACAAGAAAATAAATTAGTAGAAAAAGTACAAAATAAAAAAACATTATTAAGCCCTGAAGAGATTGCGAATACAATAGAAGAATATAATGATAAATTTAATAATAGTTCTATTACTGGAAAAGAATTTAGTAAAAAATTAATTGAATTAGGATTAAAGACTAAACAAGTACAAAACTTTACTTTTTATAATAAAAAAACATATCCTAAAAGTTATTTTATGAAATGGGCAAATAAAATACATGCCCAAAATAAAGAAACTGCAACAGAATTAGAAATTGTAACAGAACCAGAACCAAAATATGTAAAGAATATTACAAATAAATATCCTAATATTAAATCATTTATTCCTGACGGTTTATTATCTGAATATAAACAAGAATATGATTCTGATATAGGGTCTTCTGCTGGTTATACATTAAAAGACCATACTAATATGGTATTGGGGCAATTTAATAAATATTATAAAGGACAATTACTCCCAGGGAACTTTAATTCAAATGCTTTTGAAGCATTATTAGCCCTTCATGATATAGGAAAGCCAAAAGCAATATCAGAGGGGAATGAAAAATCACAACATGAGAATACAGTTGCTTTAATGAATAATACTTTACAAGGAATGGGATTAAAACAAAGTGAAATTAACGTATGTAATGCATTAATCCATGCTGATGTTTTGGGAGAATATCTCCAAAATGATAAGTCTCTTGAAGAAACTGTTAAAAGACTAGAAGAAAGCGCTAAATTTGCTGGAATGAATCCAATAGATTTCTTTGATCTTGAATTATTATTATTTAAAGTTGATGCTGGAGCATATACAGAAGATGCTGGTGGCAAAAAATCATTAGATCATTTATTTAAATTTGGGGAAGATGGTATAGGATTAGAAGCATCTGTACAATCTAAAATAGATAAAGTGCATGAAGGAATATTATTTGCTGGTGAACCATTACCTGATAGTGATACAGAATTACCCACGGCTGATGAAGCGTGGGGCAAATATACAATGCGAGAGCTAGAGGATAAAATTATTGGGAAATTATTTGCAGATGAAACAGAATTTGATGATTGGCTTAGTACATCAGATAGGAAAGAAAAATTCTTAGAAAGGTATGCAAAAAAACTTAAAGAATATAATGAACTTAATAATATCCCTGCAATTAAACCAAAATCTATATCTACACCAATTAATGGGGTAAGAAGTAAAGCTAAGGAATTAATGAAGGAATTTTCTACACAAACTAGAAGTTTTATAGATTTTGCGGTATCTAAGAATATACCAAAAGAAGTCGCTACTGGAATGCTAAATGAATCAGACTCTTTTGAAGAACTAGAATTAAAACTTACTGGATATTTACAGAATAATATTAAAGAAGAACCAAAAAAAATAAATATTAAAGATTCTGATTTTAATGATTGGTATTATAGTATAAATGGAAAAAATAGCCCAGACCTTATAGGAACATTATTTGCTAATCATGAAGAATATAAGAAGTGGATAACTTCGGAATCAACGACGGAAGCTAAAAGAATATTCGAAAAAGCAGTACAAAAATATAATGGGATTAATACTGATATTAATTTGGATCCTTCCAACTTTATTAAAGTTGGTTCACAAAAAGGCTCTAATGCGGGTGGGTTATATAAAGATAATACAACAGGAAAACAGTATTATGTTAAACATTTCGATAATAATCATAGACTTGCTGATAATGAAAATATAGCAAATGAATTATATAAACTTGCAGGTGTTCCTGTTGCAAATACCTCTATAGGGAAAGTTAATAATAAAGCAAGCATTATATCAGAAATGATTGACGGAGTTAACCCATCTATTAATACTATAAAATCTAATAAGGATATAATAAATAATTTTGTAATTGATGCTTGGCTCGCAAATTGGGATGTAGCTGGGGCAGATTATGATAATTTATTATTAACTCCAAATAATGCTCTTTATAGAATAGATAATGGTGGAAGTCTTTTATATCGTGCCCAAGGCGGAAGTAAAAATTTTACGGATGAAGTAACTGAACTTGAGTCATTAAGAAATCCTGATATAAATCCTACAGCTGCAAATATTTTTTCTGATATTACTTATAATATAATAAAACCAGGGCTTGATAGATTAAAGAAAATAAATAATCAGGATATACATGATATAGTAAATGGATCCACTGCTTTTAATCAAATAGAAAAAAATAAATTAATTAATACATTAATAAAAAGAAAGGCGGATATTTTAAATAAAATAAAAGATGATTCATATTTCTCATCGCATGATATAGAATTATATGAAGAATTTACATCCAAAAAGAATTTGGTATCTAATATTATACAAAATAATTTTAAAAATAATGAAAAAATAAATAAATTAATTAATAGTACTAATACAATGCTTAATGATGTTGAAAGTATTTTAAATTCTAATACTACTAACGCAATAAATCAAAGAAAATATGCAATTACAACACTATTAAATGATGTCGGTTTAGCTGAATATAAAGATACTATATATGAACATATATATTATTGGCAAAGTGGGTCTCCTGTTAATGGACAAGTATTTATACGTTCTGCAATGGCCCAATTGAAAGGGCAGTCTCATATCCAATATGGAATAGATCATTCCTTTTATATATATGATAGAAAAATGAGCGCAAAAGAATTTAATTTAGCATATAAAAATGGCAGAGAATGTGCAGAGGCTCTTATCCCATTTATTATGATATCCCAAAAAAGAGCAGAAATGGATAAACAAAATGGTAACAAATTAAGATTATATAGAGGTATATCAGATGGTATGGAGGAAAAGCCAGCAACTAAAATAAAAAAAGCTATTGCTAAAAATAATGATCCATCTATGCTATATTCTATCCCTAATAATGGCGAAGCTGGGTTTTCTACAAGTTTAGGTATTGCACAATCATTTGGGAAAGTAATATTTACGAAAGAGTTTGAACCAGAGGAAATATTATTTAATTTTAATTTATTTTCAAATGAGTATTTGGGGGAGACAGAATATATAGTTGATAGTGAATCAACAAGATTCTTAAAAAGAAGTGAAATATTATTAATGGATTAATAATACTTTAAAAAATATATTAATATATGTATAATAAATATATTAGGATATGGAGATTAATTAAATGCCTAAAGCAAAATACACATTAGCCCAACTAAAAGCAGGAATGAAACGTGCACATCCTCTTGCTACTAAAAAGAAGAAGGGTATACATCATGAGGATCAGCACCATCATAAAGAATTTGCTATGGGTACTATAGCAGCTCAAGAAGAAGGGCATAGTAATTTCAAAAGAGGTACTAAAGCTAGCCAAGTACGCGATAAAGTAGCTTTTGAAATACTTGGTAAAAAGATTCCTGCACATATATTAGCGCAATATAAAAAGAAAAAAAATAAAAAAGATAATGAGGTAAAAAAAGCAATGGATAATTTTAATACATTCTTAAATAATATCCAAAAATCAGATAAAGATGGGGATGATGTAGGGTATAAAGTAAAATGTCCTATAAAAGCTGTATATAATGATGATGATAGAGATGCCCCTATAAAAGATAATGCAATGGAAGGGCTTACTGAAGTTTATGACCCCCCAAGATTACAAGCAATGCCTATGAAGATTCGTAAAGGTGATTATACTCATATGCTATATAAGGCAGTGGTAACTGGCCCATATAAAGGTACTATGAGTGCTAAAGCTAAAAATATTAAGCCTTCTTATAATCCTGCAAGAAGCGCTATTAGTAGTAATATGAATATGGCTCCCCCTGCAGAGAAAAAAGAAAGTGCTCTTAGTAAATTTAAAGCTAGATTTGGGAATGTAACTAGTGGTGCAAAGAATGTAGCCAATAAAGTATTGAACACTGGCCCTAATGCACAAAATCTCGGATGGAAGAAGCCAGAAGCTCAAGGTGCTGAAGGTGCTCCAGCTTATGCGAAAAAAGTTGGCAATGCCCGTCAAGCATTTCCTAATGGTAAAAAGAGTTTTATGGATAGAATCTTACGAAGATCATTTGATCTAATGAAAGCGGATATAAAGACATCTAATCCTAAAGATTATACTAATGAAAAAAATCCTGTAAAAAAAAATTAAAAATGACTAATCTTTCAGGCACTTTTCCTATTGAGGAATTAAAAACTAAAAATAGCCCTGAAGTTAATGCACAATGAGGCAAATAATATGACACCAGCAAAAAATGAACATCAAAGACAATTTATGGGGGCAGAATTAGCCCGTAAAAGAGCAGGAGAAAAAACTAAAACAGGAATGACAGAAGAACAACTTCGTGATTTTGCTATGAAAGCAATGGATAATCCTGATATTCAAAAAAGTATTAAAGATATTATAACAAAATTTCAATCTAAAAAGCCAAGAATTATAATGAGTAATAAACCAGAATCTCATAAAATAACTGATGAAAGTATGGATGAAAATAAAATTAATAGGCATGGTATGAAAGGAGAATTTTTTATCCCTTCAAATATTAAAAAAGAAGAAAATACCCAATATGAAGAAGCTCCTGAAATAACTCGTAGAAAAGAAGCTGTAGAATGGGGTAAAAAGATCGCTAAAGTTCTTGAAGATACTAAATATGATTGGAACCCCCAAAAATGGGATAAGCCTAAAGTGGAGAAGTCAATGACTAAAAAGTTAAAGAATACAGAAGACTTAGAAATTCTTAAAAGGGTTATTAAAGCATATATTGAAAAAGCATTATTAGAGAATAATAGTGGTGATGTGCAATTAATGCCTGGGAGTATTACTCACAATAAAAAGAATGCAGATAGTTCACAAGCTGGCAAAGAAAATAATCAAGAAAAAATAGAAAAAGCTGATGAATTTAAATATAATCCTAATTTAAAACGATTTAGTTCTGAATGGAAAGCACAAGAAAAAGAATTATGGAAGCGTCAACGTCAGAAATTGGAAGACGGTGGTCCTGTTCCTAGTATAAGCAATGATAAATTTGTACATGAAGTAAAACCTGGGGATAAAATAAATAAATTTAAATCGGAGGAGAAAATGGATACGTCAAATATTATAAAAAGTTTTATTGAAATTATTAAGAAAGCAAAAATAACTCAAGTTGCTACACAAGAACCTGAAGAAAATAGATTTGCTTCTAAAAGACATTCTGCTAAAAGATCAATTGGCCCTGAAGGGAACAAACTTGACCAAAAAGTAGAACGTAATGAAGATCCTAGTAAATTATCTTCAGAACAAAAAGCTAGACTTGCAGATGAGAAAAAAGAAGGTGGTAAGACTGATTGGTCTTCTTTCCTTGGTGGAAGAGTTGCTACTAGAGGTCCAGAATCTAAGCCATCAGTTGGTGAAAAATATGTAGGTCCTCATGGTGGTACATCATACCATACTGGGGAACCATGGAGGAAAATTAGAATGATACGCCCTGAAATGAAATCTATGGATGCATTATATGAAATTATTAAAGCAACTGCTGAAGAAAATAGAAAAAGAGTAGCAACAGAAAAGAATAAGCCACTCCCAGGATATCCTACATTTGAGGAAGCAGAAAAACAAAATGAAAAAGCACAAAAAATAGCTAAAATTATTAAGGCTTCTGCTGAAGAAAATAGGAATAGAGTTGCTACACAAAAAAATAAACCTCTTCCGGGATATCCTACATTTGAAGAGCAAGAAGCACAAATTAAAGATCAACCAAAAAAGATTAAACCGTTTACTCCTAGAAAAAGTACGACACAATATTAATAAATGAATAAATTAATAAATGAATAAACCTACATATATTACTAATGCAATAATAAGTTATTGGAGATATCTTAGGATGTATCCTATAGTAAGTCTTGAAACAAAACTTATGCTGCGTAATATTCATAAAGGTGACCGAGCTGATATTCTTGCAATAGATAAAAATAAATTATTGACTGAAATAGAAGTTAAATCATATACTAAAGATTTAGAAAGAGATATTAATAAACAAATACATAAAGATTTAACTAATAAGAATAGCCATTATCCTGTACATTATTTTTATTTTGCAATGGATAAATCAGATGAAGTAAAAGCATTAGAGATAATTAATAAAGAATTCCCTCATGCAGGATTATTAATTGTACAATCTCATAAATCATTAGTTAAGCCTGATATAAAAATAGCGAAGATGCCTCAAAGATTTATAAAGCCTCCACTTAATAATGCACAAATAATGTATGCATTAAAAGCTATGAGTAGCACATTATGCCGGTTATCATATAAATTTTCTAAAAAAGATAATCTTGATATTACTAATATTAAGGAAGAGATATCCGAAAATGATGAAAAAGATTCTTCCGGAGATTTATGATTGAGGAATTAGATGAAAAACCCCCTGGTAAAATACAAACTAAGCAAAATATTATATATTATATTATTAGAAATATCTTTACCAATAGACGTCGCATTAGGAATAGTCCTTTACGAATTAATAAACAAACATCTAATAAATATAATGCAGTTAATGTTGGTATTCTTATTAGCTTCAAGTATCCTTGGGATAACTTTATATTTAATTCATCTGTGGCAAATGGAATATCTAACAAAAAACAATAAAAATGAATAATGTATCAATATTAAATGAATGGTTAAACAAAGCATCTATGATGGGGACTATGCCTGCAACTCCTACAGCTGGTGCAGGGATTGCTCCACGCCCTGGGCTAATATGGAAGGCTTCTACGCATAGATGGATACGCCCACATCCAAGTTCTTACTTTAAAAATCTTAAACAATATGTTAAAAATATTGGCCCAGAACAGGCAACAGAAGAAAAGCAAGTAATTAATATGCGTATTTATATAGGTATGAAAGCTGTAAATAAGGTTAATGAAGGCAAGGATTACGTGGATAGGCTTAATGATTTCTTTAGTGAAGAGCATCCGCCAGAGGAAACATTTAATGAATTAATGACAATTATTTCTGATGCAGAATCGTTAGTAGATAAAAATTTGGATAGGTATGCGGAATAACAATAGTAATAGCATATTTATTAAGTCTCTGGAATTAAAACCAGAGATTTTTTTTGCTATTTATTAATAAGTATTATAATAATAGTAATAGTAATATATTAAAAAATTATATAAATAAAAGGACAAATATGAAAAATAAATCATTATCTAAAGAGCATATTAATTATTATTTAGATCTTGCAGGTAAATTAGGAATTACTTTTACTGAAAAAGATCTTCCATTGCTTAGAATAAAAGACTTAGAACATTTAAAACTTTTATATAATAAAAATAGTAGATTTAATAATATACCTAATCTTTTATTTGATGCAATAGTCGCATTGCATAATTATAAGAATCCCGAAGAAAGATTAGGATTAATAGAAGGAACTTATATGTATAAAGTATTATTAATTTTATTAGTAAATAAAGAGAATATTTAAATTTTATGGGAATTATTAATACATGGCTTATTTCAGACCCCCATTTTGACCATAATAATATTATTAAATATTGTAATAGACCATTTGCTAGTGCAAATGAAATGAATAATATAATTATTAATAATTATAATAGAGTTGTTAATGATAATGATATTGTCTACTTTCTAGGGGATATGGCATATGGGAAAGGCTCTAGAGGAGCAAAATATTGGTTATCACAACTTAAAGGTAATATTATATATATTAAAGGTTCTCATGACCAAGGAATAAGACCTTCAAATACTAAGAATTGTTATAATAGTTATTTATTACCAGCAGATTATTCAGGATATAGTACAATAAGTATATTATTAAGCCATAATCCTAATGAATTTATTTTTGATGGTTGGCATATTCATGGACATAAACATAACGAAGCGCCTTTTTTTAATAGAAATTTACGAAAAATAAATGTATCTTGCGAAAGAATTAATTATACTCCAGTTAATTTATTGCTATTATTATCTTTAATTAATAATAATAAATATATAATAATTAATAATATAGAAGATATTAAATAAAATAATTAAAGGAATAATAAATGAAAGATTCTGATAGTCCATTTATAATAATATTGACAATAGTTATTATAACCCTTTTAAGTATATTAATTTTGAGTAAAGAGAAATCATCAATTTATTTTGAGCCTAATACTACTCATCTAATGTATAGATCTGTAGAAAATACAGGATATCGAGGAGAGGCTGAATATTACGTATTCGATGATAATGGAGTTAGGTATTTAGTAACACAAAAATATTTTGATTCTAGAGTAGATTTGGAACGGAGATAATAATGAGTGATTATATAGGTATAATGAAATTTTATTGTGAAACTTGTAAATGTAAAACCCCTCATATAGAAGATACTGTAATTGATAGAGAAAGTTCTACTGTATGGCATTGTCTTTATTGTGGTACAGAATTTCGCCCTCGAGGCGGTAATGCAATGGTGCCTGCATAATAATAATTTGGAGTGAATAATATGCCTAATTGTAAATTTTGTATGAGGTATTCCTCAAAATGTAATGAAGATTTATTTGCGTTTGGTCATGACCCAGAAGAAGAATGTGATATGTTTATTATTGATACTAGTAATGACAAGAATATAGATAATAGATGTAATTGTGGGTATTATCCACCACATTTAAAATCAAAATGCAAATATGGTGTAAATAATAATGATGAATAAAGAATATAAAGAATGCGGGTTTATTCCAAATTATCATCTTATGCCTAGCAAAGAAGGTTATTTTATATGCCCTAATATAGGATTTTGTAATGAAAAGCACGAGGGTGTATGTGAATGCTTTGCATGTGACAGTATTTCATGCCAAGAATGCAGATACTGGGATAAATATGTAAGTAGTGCAGAAAAATTAGAAGATATATGGGAACATAATAAAAAAGAGAATAAAATAAATAAATTATTTTCTGAATTAGATGCTAAATGCCCCCATTTTGGTCAAGTATATATGACAGTTAAAAATTGTTCAATATGTTATAAAGAATTAAAAAATAAATATAATATAAAATAATTTTTGCTATTTACTATATGATAGTATATTATTAGTATATTAATATAAGGATTAAATAAATGAAAAAAAGATATTATATACTATTAATTATTGTATTGTTATTGGGTCTTATAATTAGTATAAGAACATGCTATCATAACCACAAAGAAATATTAATATCTCCATTACCACCTATTTCTGAAACTATATTAGGTAATTATCAAAATCAAGAAACTGTAATAGTATTCTCTGTGCTATATGATAATTATACACCTCCATATATTATAAATAATGATATATAAGATGATATACAATAGTATAGAAGACATCATAATAATGCTATTGCTCCTGTGGCATATTCTTCAGTACTATCATTGCCGGTGCCTAGTCCTGTCCCACCAGTACCTGAGCTTTCATCTTTGGTATTATTTGGGGCAGGGATACTTGGATTAGGAATTTTTATATATATTAAAAAGGATAAATAAAATGAAAAGAAAAATGAAAAAGATTAAGGTTCCTAGTGGTGCTACTTGCCATTATGAAAGGATTAACGGAGAATGGTATGTAGTATGGAGCGAAGATTTTATAGGAGATGATCCTGGTAAACAAAAAGTAGAATATTCTGAAGCGTTATATTTAGAAATAGGTTATCAAACCCATGAACAAGAAAATAAAATTGTGGAATATTATTAAAAAAGGAGAAATAATATGAGTGGTGGGGTAGAAGATTCAGTAAAATATTGGGAAAATAAACAAAAAAAGTTCAATGATGAAGAAAAAAATATATTTACTGAAGAATATAGAATAAAATTTATACAGAATGCATTACAAAATAATTATATTGCTGCGCAATATATATATTTTCTTGAAAAAAGAATAGAAAAATTAGAAATTAAACTTGGGGAGCGATAATAATACTATGGATAATTATACAGCACAAGAAAGTTTTGCGGAAGAACGTGCTTATTATCTTAATAAAAAGGATATTAAAAGACAAGCAAAGTTGGAATTGCTGGATGAGATGGAGAAGCCTTGCCCTCATGAACCATATAAATGCTTAGAAGTTAAAAGATGTGATTGTTATATCTGTTTAGAGGAAATAAGAAAGGAAATTACAGATGTCCCTTAAACATAGCTGTAATCACTGTGCCCGTCAAAAAACCTGTCAAAAAATATCAAGCCCAGGTCAATACCATAAATGTTGGGAACCTGAAATCAGCCATTATACAATAACAGAGCATAATGTACTGCGTTCTACTGCATGGTTAGAAGCATCTTATGAAATATCGAAGGAACTAGGAAAAATTATAGAAAAGGATTTTGTGAAATAAATGTTTAGAAGAACTTTTACAAAAATAAGAGATTTCCCTCAAAAAGTAGAAAGATTTATTCAGCGTGGGAGACGTGGCTGGGCAGATTCAGATACTTGGGATATGCATTGCTATCTTATTAAAGTTATTATACCTATGCTTAAATATTTAAAAAGTAATAACCATGGTTTTCCAGGTTCTTTAAAATCTTCAGATGAATGGAGTAATATCCTCTCTGAAATGATCTCAGGGTTTGAAGCAGGAAAGCGCGTATTAGATGATAATTATTTAGATGAAATACAACCTGGCTGGTGTGAGGCATCTAAAGAAACTAAAGAATTATTATCTGGATTAAATATTAAACCATCTTCTCGCATAGAAGAGAGAAAACGTATGAAAGCTGATGAAAAACAATTTCATAAAGCGATGAGATTAATGGATAAATGGTTCTTTAATTTGTGGGATTAAAAATATGAAGATAAATTTAAATTAGAGAGTGGATAGGCATGAGGATATTGTTAACTGATGCAGAATTAATGGATAATCGAACTAAAGCAGGAAAAGAGTATGCAGAATTATGTGAAGGAGTAGGGTATATTAATCCAATTACTCATATGAGATTAATACAAGAAATAACTGCTAAGGCACAAGTCATAAAGTTGCTAAATGAACTAAAGAAGAACTTTATACATGATTCTGAACATAAATTTCATTATTTGTTACCTGTTGAATATATAATAGAAATTACAAAAGAATTGGATAGTAAATGATGGGAATATTTGATGCTAATCTGCCACCAAATGAGCCTACATGGGAAGTTACTTACTCAGGAGAGAAGATTAAAAAGGAGATAAATTAATGGAAGAGAAAGTAATTATTAAGGAAGAATATTTTCATTATAAAGCAGATTCTGGGCAAAAAAGACCGTATGTATATACTATTTGTACATTATTAGATAATAATAATAATAATAAATTATTGGCGTTTGGTATATCAATTTGCTCTTGGAGAGATCAGTATGACAGAAAGAAGGGGAATAGAATAGCTAAAAATCGTGCATATATAGCATATGATGAGAAAAAGAATTCATCAATAATAAGAAAAGATTTAGCAGATATTATTGCATTCTATAATTTACCAGCATATAAAAGTGTATATATGGGATTCTAATAATGAAAAAGAATAAAAAGATTGTAAAAGCAAAAGTACCAAATAGGCGTAAAGGTTATAGAGGCGATTGGACAGAGGATGGATTAGGCTTTTTATTAGATGATTATATATGGGTATTAAAAGAAATGCCAGAATATCGGGGTAATTCAGAAATAAAAACAATGATATTATGCCATGTATCTAAATATGAAGAAACAATAAATAATTTAAAAAAGGAAAATTAAACAGCAAATAAATGGATAAAAATGAATGCTATAGAATATTAGGTATTAAAGTAGATAGCTCTCAGGATGATATAAAGAGTGCTTATAGATTATTAGCGAAGAAATGGCACCCTGATATTAATAAGGAACCACATGCCGCAGAAGAATTTAAAAAAGTACAGAAGGCATATGATATATTAATAAATAGTAATAATAAAAATACAGCATATGCAGACATAAATTCTAATTTTACAGGATTTAATATTAATCTTAATGAAATATTCCAAAATATTATGAAAAATGATTTTTATAGTAATATTAATTATCATAAACAGACTACAAATATGAAGAAATGTACTATATTAGAACTAGAATTTGATTCTTTAAAAGAAGATGACACTAAAAAAATTATAGAAATTTTAAAAGAAAAAGGATATAATGTGATACTTCGTTCTATTATAAAATTATAATTAATTACATAACTTTTTTGCTTTTTATTAATAAATACTATAATACATTTATAAAGATTAATTAATAATAAATAATTAAAGGAGAAAAGAAATGACTGCATATGTTGAATCAATGGCATATTATGGTGAAACTCCATGGCATAATTTAGGTACTAAACTAGATAAACCTGCAACTTCAGAAGAAGCAATTATTGCTAGTGGTTTAAATTGGGAAGTAGTAAAATATCCTTTAACTATGGAGAAAGATAGTTCTACTAGTATTAGAGTCCCAGGATATTATGCACTTACACGTAAAGCTGATAATCGTATATATAATATTGTAAAAGATAGATATAACCCTCTCCAAAATCGTGATGCATTTAAATTTTTTGATGATGTTGTAGGCAAGAAATTAGCTATTTATCATACTGCTGGATCATTAAAAAATGGGGCAATTGTATGGATTCTTGCGCGATTAAGTGAATGTATTAAAGTTAAAAATGATGCAATAGATGAATATTTACTTTTAAGAAATCCTCATGATGGTTCTGGTGCGGTTGAAATGTTCTTTACACCTATACGAGTAGTTTGTTGGAATACTCTTGCAATGGCAGAGTCAAGCACAGTAAATAAATTTTATGCAAGGCATACTACGAATATGATGTCTAAAATCCAGGATGCACAAGAATTATTACAATTATCACAAAAATATTTCTTAGAACAAGAAGAAAAATATAATTTCATTGCTGGCAAACAATTAACTAATAAGCAATTAGATGAATTAATTAGAACGGCATTAAATATTACTGAAGAAAAGGAATTTGAAGATATTTATGGCCCAATGAAAAGAGAATATGAAAAAGTACAAGAATTATTAGAAACTGGTCGTGGATTAAATAATCCTGAAATCCGTGGGAGTGCTTATTGGGCTTATAATGCAGTAGTAGAATATGTTGATTATTATAAGAATATTCGTGGTAATGATAAAGAAGATAAAAGATTGTATTCTGCTTGGTTTGGATCAGGAAATAATATTAAAAATAGAGCATTAGATTTTGCATTGGCAGTATAAAAATGATATTAAATGAATTTGAGGGTAAAGGAGAATGGATAAGAAAAATTGCACTACATGTATTCATTGGAAAGGGCGTACAGATTTAAATAAGTGTAAATTAAAACCAAATATTATACCTAATTGGTCTAATCCTAATTGTATAGATTATAAAACAATTGAAGGACAAATAAATGGGATTAAGAGATGAAATAGCCAAACTGACGAAGGAGAGAGAATCCAATGACAGACGAACAACGGATAGTTTACGTTAATGCCAAAATTGCTTCCATGTTGGTCGAAATGAATGCCATGATAGCAGAGAATCAGGATAGAACAAACCACGGAGAGGCTCAGGCGTGGGGTTATAAAGAGTTTATGGAACTCCAAGAAAACTATGGTATGCAAGAAAACACCCTGACGAAAACTTTACTTGGTGGGTCTTAAGTGAAGGAATAAAACAGGGTTGCGTATCTGCTAAGCACGTACACTAGGTTTTGAAGTTTCTGGTAGAGTCGGTTATTCAATAGATTTTACTAAATAACCAGAAAACTGGCATGGATTAGCGCCTGAGCATGAAAGGCAAGCTAATATTATTCTTGCTCTTGTATTAGACGAGTTGGAAACTTATTGTCCTCATTATCCTGATATTAGCAGTACAATACGAAAAAGATTTTGTACAGAATGTTTAAAGGAAATAAGAAAAGAGATTGAAAATGAATAAGATGATAAAAATAGAACGATTACGGAAAGCTTTGATAAAAGACTTTAATAACTTATATGTTAAAGAATTTACTACTGATTCACAAATCCAAAGGGTTATAAGACAAGTCGAGATTAATATAATGCCTTTAGATAATGTTATGAAGCTTATTAACCCTAAAGAGACTAAGAATGTCTAAAATAATACCAGACGATATGGATATGTGCGGAAGATGTTATGAGGTCGTTAGTAAAGTATTTACAGCTAACTGTAGTGAGAAACCTGAACTATTAAAGGGACAACCTTTAGGACAGTATCATTGCCCCGATTGTGGTGCTATGATTATAGCTGGAATAAAACACCCACCTATGTGTAAAAAATGTATAGATAGAAAACATCCAATGTTTGATGAGAGAAATTAAATTTAGGGCATGGGATAAAAAACACAGCAGAATGACTCCTATTATAGCATTAGGTCTTTTATCGAAAGAAGCAGTTGGTGATTCTTGTACTTTGAAATTTAACAAAGATTGTGAGCTTTTACAATATACAGGACTAAAAGACAAGGATGGTAAAGAGATTTATGATGGGGATATCGTCACACACGGATTCCAAAGCAATCCAACTAAAATTTATTGGGATAATTTCAATGGTAAATGGGTAAGAACCAGTTACACAGGGATAACTCAAGGTGATATGGAATTAATGGGTAAAGTCATCGGCAACATTTATGAAAATCCAGAATTAGTTGATAAGGAGGAATAGAGATGAAAGTGGAAATAATAATACCAGACGGAAAATATTGTGATGGTTGCCAATTATTTGATAACGGTTCGAGTTATGAATATTCCTGTTGGTGTAATTATATTGACAAAAGCCTTGAGACAGTATACGATGGCGGTTTTGTTAAGAAAACTCTTAAGCATTCCAAATGTCCAAGTTATGAGGAGTATAGAATGGATAAGTATTTATTGGAAATAGTAGCAAGGACTATATACGATTGGTTTGGAGACGAAGATACAGAATGGAAAGATGTAGGAGAAGTTACTCAGGATAGATTTACTGATGCCGCAGAGTCAGTTCTTGCTAAAGCCGAGCCATTAATCAGACAGGAAACTGTCAAGGAGGAGTAGAGAATGATTGAGATTAAATCAAGGTTTACAGGTGATGTAATTGTTTCAGGAGATTATCAATCAGTCGGGGAATGCCTCGAAAAAAACAGAGGTGCTTGTCTCAGAGGCGCTGATCTCATAGGCGCTAATCTCAGAGGTGCTAATCTCGGAGGCGCTAATCTCGAAGACGCTAATCTCGAAGACGCTAATCTCGTAGGCGCTTATCTCGGAGGCGCTAATCTCGTAGGCGCTTATCTCGTAGGTGCTTATCTCGTAGGAGCTGATCTCAGAGACGCTGATCTCAGAGGTGCTGATCTCGTAGGAGCTGATCTCAGAGACGCTGATCTCGGACGCGCTAATCTCATAGATATAAAAAATTACTCTCAAAATCACAGTATATTTGTGGAATTAATCCACAAACAAAAAGCAGACATATTTACAGAAGCGGAATGGTCTGCTATTGCACAAATTATGATATATACTCTATGTTGGGGTTCCATACGAAAGCGGTTTGCTAATGCCATCCCTCATGTATTTGAGATATTGGCTCATGCAGGTTGGAGAGAATATCTTGACCACTGGAATAAATTAGTTAAGAAAGAGGAGTAGAGAATGGATAAGATTTTATTGACTGATGAGGAACTAATAAGTATAACTGATGAGACTTGCCTGAGACACAACAAAACATGGAATGACATTGAGAAACTTGATGAGTGTAATCTAATTATTGATCTATACGAATCAGCCGCCAAAGCTCAACATATCAAAACAGCTAAGGCGATATTTGATGAGTTAAGAAAAGTCAGGCAGGTACGGTTAACTGATAAATATTTACCAGAAATCTTTTTTGATGCGCCCAAATTTAATAGGATAGAACAGTCATTTTTTGGAGGGTAAATAGTATGTGCGAATGTATAGAATTGGTAACTAAGGCCGGATACGTAGGTAAATCTATTTTAGGCCACCAACCGAATTATCTTCTATACCCCTTAGAGTTCAAAAATGGGAAAGTAAAAGTTAAGAAAGACCCATACTTATTCATTACATATTGCCCTGTTTGTGGTAAACAGTTATTGGAGGATAAATAGATGAGCAAGTGGCGACCTGAGGGATGGCCAGAACCACGTTGTGTTGATTGTCCAGACAAAGCTGAAGATCAATATGGACTACTTTGTAATCTGTCATGCGGTGTGGAATCACTGGATAAAATGTATGAAGCTGGTGCTGATGCCATGCTAGCGGCATTGAGGAAAGAGGGCTATGGCAGAATGGTAACAAAAACAATACCGCCATATCCTCAGAGAAACTTTGCGGATGGAGAATTTACACCAGGTTGTGGCCATGAAAGCCATGTAACATATTTTGAAAAGTTGGAGGGGAAATAGATGGTGATATTGCTGGATAAGAAAGAATTTAGGAAAGTACTAAATGAATGCTCAGTATGGGAAGGAAAATACGACCCCTTGCTCAAAGCTCAAGCTCTCAAGGTACTGGATGAGCTGGGGAAACCGTGTCCACACGTTCATAAGATTTTGCCAAATAGACCGAAAAGAGCTTGTGAAGAATGCATGGCGGAAATTAGCGCGGCATTGGAGGGTAAATAGTATGGAGACGAGAGAGGAAATAGCAAAACATTTACTCGATTTAGTTACAAGATTCGAGTCAGATTTAGTTAGACATTTGTCGCCCAAAGTGCAGAAATCTATTGATTATCAGAAATTCACCTGGAAGACAATTTCAGAGTACCAAAAATCTTTTTGGCTAGAAGAAGCTGATAAGGTAATTAAGTTGAGAGATAAATAATGGATAAAATTCCTTGGTATGGCTTAATGCAAGATTCTATTCATGAGCAAAAAGGAAAACTGATTAAGTGTACTCCAATAAGGAGAAATAAAATGTCTAATCTAATACTTCAAAAGCAAATAGCTGTAATGTTTACTGCTTTGTATTGGGGATTGTCAGAGAATGCAGCCCTAAATTTTTTTGATGATGCTTCTAAAACTCAAAAGCAAATGTTTTTGGACTATGCTGATAAAGCTATTAAAGAAGTGCGACAAGAACTTATTAAGGCAATATTTGAGGAATTGTCTAAACCATGTCCTCATCCAGTTAATAAAGGTTATCCAAAACGAGAATGTACTGTGTGTTGCAATAAATTAAGAAAAGAATTGGAGGGTAAGTAATGGAGATACTGCAAACTATATATGAGTTTACTAATAAAGAATGCGAAACAACCTGCGGTTTATACCATGTAAAATTAGATAGTGGTGCAACACATTACCTATTACGTAATAATGATTCTGTGGCTGTAATAGCACATTACTTAGGGCATTCAGCAACAGAGTGTTTAAGTTTAATCATAGACGATGTAAAAAAAAGAATTCTTCGATAGGTTGGAGGGTAAGAATGCTTACAGACGATGATATAATTTTGTTTGCTATATGCTTCATCAGCATATTGATAGTTTTGATTATTATAGCTTGTAGAGTTGGAGGGTAAATAGAATGGAATTAATAAAAGTGCCAATGACTCATAAGGAACTATTAACTCTACCTATAGAATTACAGAGAAAAATTATAGAGCGGCAAGTTGCGGAATTACAATCACTTAAAACAGGTGCATTATGTATAACCTGTTCAGAGATTATAAATTGTAAAATGCGTGATGCAGTTCAATATTGTGGTGGATTTAAACGAAAAAAGGAGGGTAAATAGATGAATAAAACACCAAAGAATTTACCCATATTGCATATCCATGAATGGGAATATCCTAAAACTAGACACCATAAACTCATGCGTAAATGTAAATCATGTCCTGTGATTGAAAAATTAAATGATAAAGCATTAAAGATTAAGGGTAAATAAATGATGGGGATATTGTTGAGTGATGAGGAATATGAAATAGCCCATAAAGCTGAGGGACATTCAAGAACATTTATAAATTCGTGGACAGTACAACCATACTTAAAAGCCCAAGCCTTGAAGTTGTTGGATGAGTTGAATAAGCCTTGCCCACATGAAACATACGCAAATATAAAAAGAGAATGTGAGGAGTGCATGACAGAAATCCGAAAGGAGATTGAAGATGTGGGCTAAATTGTTATGCAAGCTGGGTATCCACTCTTACGGAGAGTGGGAAACAGTCAAAGTAGCAGATGTCCTGTATTGGCGAGCCTGCAGGCGTGGATGCGGTTGTAGAGAAGTAATTATGCTGGAGGGTAAATAGAATGGAAAATGTAACAGTAATTTGTGACAGATGCAAGAAAAAAGTTCATGGCACAGAAAGCCCAGGTACAACTGGTGGGTTTTATCGCCGTGCAGCATGGTTTATGTACATGGAAGATGGTGAAAATATAATCTGTGATGAGTGTATGTTTGCGAATCCAGAATATACAAAGATTTTCGGTAAACATGAAGCCAAGATTGGGAACCTTAATCATCATTTCAAGACATTTGAAGGGTAAATAGATGAATCAACGAACAGGTAAAGAGTGTAAAAAGATAAACTGTAAATACTATAAATACTATTCTAATTGGTTTAGTAATTTAGGACAAAGAGAACTTGAAATTTGTATGAATTGCCGTAACTCTCATTTATCTCAATATGTTAAGGAGTTGAAATAACATGTTTGAAAACCATATAAATGCTGGAAACAGGAGAGTAAAAGTGGAAGATTTTGATAAATTAAAAGCACAAAAGGATGAGATTGTATTACGGCAAATGGCAGATACGTGCCGTCTGGACTGGCTGGAAAAACAGGACGGATGCGGTTTAATCAGTGACGATGCTGGAAGATGGGCGATGAACAAATGCGGATATCAGAACTACCTTAATCCTGATAAAACCATCAGCTATGCTAAATCTTCCGTTTGGGTGGGAGCTCACGAATGGAAACCCTCAATCAGGGCGGCTATTGATTACGCTATGAGGGAGGGTAAATAGATGGGGATATTACTTAATAGCAAAGAGCGTCTTAAAATTATAGGTGAGTCCAGAATCGGAAAGGGTGTTGACAATGTAATGAAAGCCCAAGCCATCAAGGTACTGAATGAGCTGGATAAGCCGTGCCAATATACATATACTTCTGCTGGGCATGCAGTAGAATACAGGCTGAAAAAGTATTGCCCTTATTGTATGACAGAAATTAGAAAGGAGATTGAGGGAATAAATAATGGATAATAATAAAAGTAATATATCATGCGATGAATGTAAGAAACTAATGAATTGTCCTCGGGATTATGTGCCAATTGATTTGCGCAAAGAAATGGCAAAAGAAATGGGCTGTTCTGACTATAAATTTGCCAGTGAAAGAAAATTTGCCAGTAAAAGAAAAAAATAAATAACCCATAAAATCAACCGCGCTGACTACCTGTATATCTTATATACGAATAATACACATACTTTATAAAAGCACAATTTCTCTTATAAAGTTTTTGCTATTTATTATTATAATATATAATACATATATATAAATTAATAAATTATATATATAGAGGATAATAATATGGATACAGAAAATTATATTCAAAGAATGCAAGAAATTAGAGATGGAATTGAATTTAAAATCGGCAAAAAATTAACCGCCAAGCAATGGGGAGCCATTTCATACCAAGCATATGAAGATGGCCATTATGCTGGTATGTCAGAAATAGTAAGCAAAGCAAAAGACTTAACTGAATTAGTAATAGATTTGTTAAAAGAATAATAATATGGATGAGGTATTTATATGCCATATGAAGTTAAGACTTATGATTGTGTATACATGACCCCAGAAGAAATGGGAATAATATTATATTTTATAGGTAATTATAATAAAAAGATATTATTAAATGCATTATTCGGGGATGAATTATTTATAATGCTAGCATATAAAAATTAAATAAATAAGGAGCAGATAAATGGCTAATAAACCCCAAAAAAGTAATGAAAAATATAATGTAATGATTGATGAATATAAGGGAAGTCCTATATTGCAAATATGGTCTGAAGAGAATTCACAATTCCCGGTAATATCATTTGGGATTAAAAGGGCTAGAGCAATACATAGTTGTATGCCTGATATAGAGAAATTTATTCATGATAATGAGGCATAAATAAATGTCCAGAACTAACCGGGATATTAATCATAATATGTGTAAAAGATTACGCCGGGAAGGAGAATATATGACTATAGACTGTTTAGAATGCCGGGGATGTCCTACACATACTACATTTCTTAGGAAAGAAGCAAATACAACTGCCAGAGCAAAGCAAAATAATGCATTCAAAGCACAAACAGATGATCCAGAAATACCTATCTTTAAATCAGGAAAGGAATGATGGGATTAAATATTATAAATAATATATATAAAGCATTGATAATTAATGCAATCCTGGATAATAAATTGGCCCTGGGGGCAGGAAATATGGATAAATACTTGGTCCAGGATCAAAAAATTAAGCAAAATATCAATAAGCACTCAAATAATGGCACAGACCACCTGCATATCTTATAAGAACAACTCATATAATATTTTCAAAAGCAGTAAGATTACAATAAATTTTTGCTTTTTACTATTATATTTTATAATATATATATAAGAGTAAGAAAAGAAAGGAGTAATAAAATGTTAAGCCCTATTATTATTACAATCCATAAATGCCCTAAATGTAATTGTAATTTATTCCTGGACAAAAAGAAATTAACCTGTGAATTATGTAATAAGGAGATAAAGAATAAATAATGAAATTAATTAGTATTGAAAGAAAAATAACAAAATGCTATTCTAGAAGGAGTTATAATGGGTGAATATTTTATTGCTACAGCACGTACGTATAGTTTTAGTGTGGCTGGTCATTCTACAGTAATTGCAAATGGTCTAACAATGGATGAATGCATCATTAATGCTGAAAAATTTCTTATCCAACATCCTGGAGAATTTACTAAACTGATTGATGTATATGAAGCTAAACAGGTTGCCTATAAAAGTAGCGAATGGCAGGATTTACGTCAAAATCAAAATGTTACATACAATTTTACAGACCTAATGAAAACGTATATCAAAAGAAAAGAATCATCTGTTTTAGCTAAAAAGATCGCGGAATTAAAATGTGAAACTAAATTAAATATGATTTGGCCAATTGGTGCATCCATAACTTGTGGTATATTAATGTTTGTTAATCATAAAATTGATTATTTTGCATGGTTTATGGCTATAAGCTTGGTATTTTGTATTGCATCAATTTTTGAAAAATATAAAGAATACAAATATAAATTGTATAAATTAAATAGATAAAAACAGGAGGAATAAATAAATGGCCAGAGATTATATGAATATTGGTTCAACCCCTGCTGGAGAGGAATGTGTCCAAGTCGGTACTTCCGATTATTATTCCAAGTCCATGAAAGAAGGTAAAGCATTCATAAATCAATTAACTAGAATGTTTGGTGATCCATCAGAATATAATTGTTCATTCCGGGTTAAAGCATTCCCCCATGATTTCGGTACATATCATGAAGTTGTTGTCTCATATAATGACGAAAATGAAGACGCTTGCCAATTTGCATATAAGGTTGAAGCCGAAGCTCCTGAGTATTGGGATAATGAGGCAAAACTTGAATTACGAATACTAGAAGTAGCATTCCCAACAAAGGAAAGTAAATAAACTTTTGCTATTTATGAATCATATATTATAATAATAATGAGCTTGGAGTGATACACCAGGCTTCATAGTTACTCCTTTTTGGGAGGGTAGAGGAATGATATACCTTTGCCCTCTCATATTTTTATGGGGGATATTAATTAATTAGGTACGGGATCTTAGACTACCTTCATATTTCCAGGGCTAGACTACCTGGCATTTCATATACGCGATATATCTATAAAATTATTTAAGCCGGCATTAACTTGATAATATTTTTGCTTTTTATTATTATATTATATAATATTAATATAATAAATTAATAAATATTAATTATATATTACTATATTAATAAATAAATTAATAATTTAATAAATTTTTGCTTTTTATTAATCTATTATATAATATATATATAAAGTGATTAATAAATAAATAAATAATTTAATAAATTTTTGCTTTTTATTAATCTATTATATAATATATATATAAAGTGATTAATAAATAAATAAATAAAAGATGAGAGGAGAAAAGATATGACATTAGAGGAAAAAATTAATTATTATGCAGAACTCACTGCAAAAGCAAAACAATTCGAAGATATGAAAACTGCACTCAGCAAAGAACTTATTGCAACTATCAAAGGGATGGGATTGACTGAAAAAGAAACTGAAATATACATGGCGAAAGTATATCCAGTATCAAGAGATTATGTAGATGCTAATAAAGCTCGCGAATTATTACCAGCTCCTTTGCTCTCTCAAATGATGAAAACAACTACATATGATTGTCTTAGAACTACTCGCAAGAACCTTGTTCCTTCCTTCGGTGACTAAATAATAATAAAATGAGGGGGTGAAATTCCCCCTCAAGGAGTTATCAATAAATGGATAATGTAACCAGGAATAGTCTTCAGAATATTATGAATGGTCTTACAGCCGAAGATGTTAAAGAGGTTAATGAAATGCTCCGGGAAGTTATTAGTCGAAGTAATTACATTGCTAAAGGTAACTTCTGCATTGGTGATACAGTAGAATTTACTTCCCCTCGTACCGGTTATAATATAACTGGCACAATTATGAAGAAGAATACAAAGACTGTCCAAGTCAGAGTTATAGATGCTGGAATGTGTGATAGTCAATTATGGAGAGTCCCACCAACTATGTTAAGAAAGGTGACAAAATGAGTTTATTCCCTCAAAGCGGGTTTAAACATTCTAAAGAAGAGACTGAATCATGGAATAGATATTGGGAAGTAACTAATGTTAAAGAAAAAGAATTTGAAATAGGCGAAGAAAAAATTTGTAACGATTGTATGCGTAGTCACGATGATTGCCCAGATTGCTGTGATGGAGATAAATATTGTAGTCCTGATTCTTATGAAAGAGATATGGATAAATAAGGAGAATAAATATGGAAGAGAAAAGAAAATTAAAGAAACCTTTATGGATTAGAAAAGCAGTAATAGAACAGAACCCTTTAATGACTCCGCCATTATTTTATTCCAGGAAGTATACTCTAGATAATATGGATAAGACATTATTAACTACTAGATATTCTTCCCCGGAAGATCTATTCCATTCAATGAATATGAATTAATAATCAATAAAAGAAAGAGGGGGGTATTAATGAATTAATAATTCTTTAGTATCCCCTTTTTTTATCTCATAATTGATAAATAGGATACTTATATATTATGAGCCGGTAGACTACCTATATATTATTGGCATATGGACTACCTACAAATTATTAAGTGATAGACTACTTCATATTTCTTTAGCGCTGACTACCCGCATATTATTTCTAGCTCTGACTACCTATACTTCATATATGCGATTTGCTCATAAAATTATTAAACCCAGGAATTATTAGATATTATTAAGCATTTATAAAGTTTTTGCTTTTTATTATTTAATTATATAATATATATATAAGATAGTAAATTAATAAGTTATATGAATATTTTAAATAATTTTTGCTTTTTATTAAAACATTTTATAATATTTATATAACAATTAGTTAAAGTACATTAATAAATAAATAAAGATTATAAAGACTTCAAGTAATTTTTGCTTTTTATTAATACAATATATAATATAAATATAAAGAATTAATTAAGAGCACAGTAAAGTATAAACGAAAAGTGGAGGGTATATAAAGTGACTATGATGTTAGGGGCAGATCCAGAATTTGAAGTTCAAACAAAAGGTGGTATATTCAAGAATGCTAGTGGTTTCTTCTCCACTGATACTTCTGAGAAACTTGGCTGCGATGGGTGCAGTAACACAGGAGAACTCCGCCCAGCTCCAGGTGATGGCAAATTTGTTACTAATGAAATCAAAGGACTATTAACTCGTGCTTTCCAACGTATTGGTGCTAACAATAGATTAATCGGTGGTTGTGGTGTTACTGTCTCCCTCGGTGGGCATATTCATCTTTCTGATGTAGCTCGTGACTCTACTATCCTGGCAATGCTTGATAAGTTTATTGCTATTCCTCTTAGACAAGTGTCTAATACTCGTATCCGCGATAATCATGGTTATGGTAGGCTTAGTGAATACAGAAGTCAACCCTGGGGATGGGAATATCGTGCTCCATGTTCTTGGATTATCCATCCTGCCATTGTTAAAGGGGTATTATTAACTGCTGAGTACATTGCAAAAGCCAAGACGGCTAACAGGACATTATTAGAATTTGATGATCTCTATAATTTTGTTGCTGAGACATCTCAAGAAGATATGCTCACTGTTAAACGTTTCCAGCACATTGTCTATTCCTTAATACAGAATAACCGTAAAATTGAATCAATGGAAGTCTTTAATGGTTGGGGCTTTATGGACAATGTAGCAACCACGGTAATTCAAAGCAAGATATTCAGATTTGAATTCTCAAGTGATTACTTAATGGATCAAATTAATAGAGAGTTAGATTATACACGGATTAATCTGTCCCATATTCTCCCTGTTGAAACAATCCGAATATGCGGTGCGTCTGATATTCGTGCTAACTTTGAACCGGCATTCTTTGTGCCTGTACGACTTCGCCCAGTGTTTCCTCTTTATGTGCAACATACAAAAGTATTGACTTGGGACTTGGATACTATTGGTATCACTCGAAAGTTAAGAGAAGTATATTCACCCGTAAAGATTGCTTCTATGCTCAATGAACTTCGACGTTATGCAAAAAGGAATTATTTTAAACTCAGTGAGAATAATACCTGCACAATTGATAGAGAAGCAATAACAACTAAAAGAATAATTGAAGGAGTAACTGTATAATGTGTGGAATCTCTGGGTACATCTCAAATAAGAATAATCCCCTGGGATGGGATAAAATCCAGAAGTTATGGCTTAGTATTGAAAACCGTGGCAAAGATGCAAGCGGTGTTGCATGGAGTAATGGTGACTATTATATTAATATCTTAAAGGGGAATATGAGTATATCTGAATTCATAAAATCTCCTGAAGTATTAGCTCATAGAGAGTCTATAGAGAACTCAAAAATGGTTATGCTTCACACTCGCGCCGCAACGCATGGATCCCCTACAGACAATAATAATAATCATCCTATATTCAATGGTCGTGGCGTCTTAATTCATAATGGTATTGTAAAGACTAAAAAACAATACAAAGGGAAAGGAATTTGTGACTCTGAACAATTAATGCTTGCTATACAGAATGAAGGTTGGGAGAAGTCAATTGTAGGTACATCCGGTATGATGGCTATTGCATACTTTGATACTTTAAATAAAAGTTTGTATTTATACCGGGATACATCTCCGATGTTCTATACTGATGATAAAGAATTAATTGTGTATAACTCATATTTTTATCCTTTGAAGTCGAATATATCTGACAATGTAATAGAAAAGAAACCATATTCAATCCTTCGAATTAAAGAGGATACTCTTGAAAAGAAAGTTATCATGACATTCGTCGCTCCCAAGACTCAGTCATTCATTCCAAAGCATAATAAGACTTATGCTCCTGCTTATGGTGCTGCGCATGATTGGAAACAAACTTATGGATATGGTATGTACGATGGTTGCTATTAGTTTTTGCTATTTATAAATTAATAGTATAATAATAATATAAAGAATAGATAAGTGAGGATAATATGTATAGCGAGATATTCGAGAAGTATGATGGAACCGGCAAGCAATTAGATAATGCAAAATATTTCCAAGGTGAATGCTCTACATCTTATGACTTAACTGGAGATGATATACTCTCCTTCAGATTAGGATACACTGACGAAGATGTAGCAGCATCCCCTGGGTATCCTTGGATAATCATGAAATTAAAGAGTGGTAAAATAATAACATTTGTAATTAATGATATAGTACAGGAGAAAAGTAATGTTGAATAATAATGATGACTTTAGACATCCATTCCCTGGAGAATCATGGGTAAGTCTGCAAGATATAAGGAAAGAGATATACCGCATTGAAGGTATAGTCGATGGATTATATGATAAGATTGCAAAAGATGATAAGCTAGATGAGAGAGTTATCAAGAAGATGGAGGAAGACCTTCAATTTAATGAAGGGAAGATAGCCGGCCTTAAATTTGCACTAGGCATTGGGGATAAGTATGACTCATATAATATTAATGATGATACCACAGCAATCACTAAAACAAATTATATAGCTGATGCCAATGGTTATATCTCCACAAAAGAATTAGTCTCCCCTGGATCCAGTGCAGGGTACCTCATAAAAACAAATAATAAATTGCCTGAAATTTCTTACAACGTAATTAAGTATAAATAAATAATTAATAAATAATAAGGGGATTAATAAAATGCCTATAAATGATGCAACAGTAGTATGGGATAGCAATAGACTGCATATGCGTGGCAGGAAGGCTTCTAGGAGCCTACAGATAGTAAAGGACATGGCAGTAGGGGAAATAATAAGTCTATGCCATGATGATGTACAATGTACAGTAGGAATACCTAATACGAAACCCGCTTGCAGCTTAGGTATGGGAATATATTACTTGAATAAGAAGGGTGGTGGCAATATATTATATGAGTATTATCATACTAATAATAAAATTGCTGTAGTGAAAAGAATAAAATAATTTCTTTTGCTTTTTACCCCTTAATAATATAATAATAATATAGTAAATAAATAATTGATAAATAAATAGTAAGGAGACGTGGAAATGAAGTGCCCTCATTGTAAGAAAGAATTAAAAGAAGTTGTTTGGGAA